AAGAAGACCACGCTACCAAAGACGACATCATGAATCTAGAAGACAAGCTAGACCAGTTGATGGCTGAATTTGAAGCTGCCATGGGCGGCGACGACATGGGCAGCAACGGTGACGGTTTCGGACCAGAAGAAGGCGGCGACGCTATTGAAATGGACGACACTGAAGAAATGGGCATGATGGAAGCTGTGAGCTTAAAAGCAGCCCCAAAGCCAGTAACCGCTGAACAAGGCGACGGCAAAGCAGGCCCTGTAGCTTTCAACAGCGGACAAACAGGAATGGCAGGAAGCCCAGTCAAGCCAACAGGCACTGAAGCCAAAGGCCGCCCAGCCCCAACAACCAAAGAATTGATCGGTGACTTTCAAAACAAGGCCGGTGGTAACATGAAGGATCCTTCTGCTGCTACCAAGCCACATTTGGCACAAGCCTCTGGTGTTAACACCAAGAGCCCATTGCCAGGACGCAAAGGTTAATTAAATGTCACGATACCTAAGAGAAAATCTTACTTTTAACCAGGCCAAAATCGAAGTCATCACTGAGGACGATGTGTCAGGCAAGGGTAAGAATCTCTACCTCAAGGGAATTTGCATCGAAGGCGACAAACGCAACGCCAACGAGCGCATTTACCCACGACATGAAATCATCAAAGCAGTAGAAACTATCAACGAACAGATCCGCAACGGTAACTCCGTGTTAGGTGAAGTGGACCATCCAGACGATCTCAAGATCAACTTGGATAGAGTGTGCCATTCAGTAGAAGGCATGTGGATGGACGGACATGCCGGTTGCGGCAAGTTGAAGATTCTACCAACACCCATGGGTGAGCTTATTAAAACTTTGTTGACTTCCGGGGTAAAACTTGGTGTATCCAGCCGCGGAAGCGGCAATGTTGACGATCGTACAGGACATGTAAGTGACTTTGAAATAGTCACTATAGATGTGGTTGCCCAACCCAGCGCACCCAATGCTTATCCAACAGCAATTTATGAAGGCCTCATGAACATGAAGCACGGTCATAGAATCATGGAAATGGCAAAAGAAGCTGGTGAGGACGACAAAGTGAAGAGATACTTGGCAGGCGAACTAAAGCGCCTGATCCGAGATCTCAAAATCTAAGGAGAAACCAGGCATGTTTGATGCTATTAAACCCCTGCTAGATAGTGGCTTGATCAACGAAGATGTTAGTAAGGAACTCAACGAAGCTTGGGACCAGAAACTGACAGAAGCTCGTGAACAGGTTCGTGCAGAACTCCGCGAAGAGTTTGCACAACGCTATGAGCATGACAAGACAGTAATGGTTGAGGCCCTGGATAAGATGGTTACAGAAGGTCTGGCTGCAGAAATCGCACAAGTGGCTGCTGAAAAGCAAGCACTTGCCGAAGACCGCGTGAAGTTCCAAAGCCGAATGAAAGAGTCAGCACAGAAGTTTAACGGCTTCTTGACTCAGAAATTGGCCGAGGAAATCAGCGAACTGCGCCGTGATCGCAAGATGCATGCTGAAGGACTAGAGAAACTGGAAGGTTTCGTAGTGCATGCATTGGCTGGTGAGATTCAAGAATTTGCAAAAGACAAACGTGATGTTGTTGAAACAAAAGTTCGTTTAGTTCGTGAAGCTCGTAGCCAGTTGGAAGGTCTCAAAGCACGTTTCATCAAGGAAAGTGCTGAGAAGATGAGCCAAGCTGTTAGCAAACATCTCAAATCCGAACTTACCCAGTTGCAAGAAGATATCAAGATTGCTCGTGAGAACAATTTTGGTCGTAGAATCTTCGAAGCTTATGCAACCGAATTTGGAGCTACTCACCTCAATGAGAAAGCCGAAGTCAAGAAGTTGCATGCCATGATTGCCCACAAAGACCAAAAGTTAGCGGAAGCAATTCAATTCAGCAAAAAGGCTCGCGCCATTGTTGAATCCAAAGAACGCGAAATACGTGTAATCAAAGAATCCAATGAGCGTCAAGCCACATTGGAAATGTTGCTGGCTCCCTTAAACAAGGAAAAGCAAGATGTTATGCGTAATTTGCTCGAAAGCGTTCAAACAACTCGTTTGAAGAACGCATTTGAAAAGTATCTACCAGCAGTGTTGGAAGACCGTTCAGCGAAAGCCAAAACAGTGATCGCAGAATCTATCTCCGCAGTTACCGGTGATAAAACAGCCCCGGCTCAAACAGTTGAACAAGAAGATCGCAGCAATGTGATTGACTTGAAACGTTTGGCAGGTCTGTAATTTTATAAATTATAGGAGACTTAAATGTCACAAGAATTATTAGAAAGTCGCTGGGGCGAGACCAAAGAAGCTCTGCTTGAAGGTCTAAAAGGCAACAAGCGCAACAGCATGAGTGTTATCCTCGAAAACACCAAGCGTTACTTGAAGGAATCTGCAAGTTCTGGTAGCACTGCCTCTGGCAACATCGCTACTCTAAACCGCGTGATTCTGCCAGTGATCCGCCGTGTTATGCCAACCGTTATTGCTAACGAGTTGGTTGGCGTTCAGCCAATGACAGGCCCAGTTGGTCAGATCCACACCCTGCGTGTGCGTTATGCCAACAGCTTGACTGACAACAGCTTGGCACAAACCAGTGTCACAGCCGGTCAAGAAGCTCTAAGCCCATTCACCATTGCTACAGCATACTCTACAGTTCCAGCCGGAACTCCAGCAGCTAGTGCTTACACTGGTGGTAACACAGCAGTAATGGAAGGTACTGGCGGTAAGCAGATCAGCGTTCAGATTCTGAAGCAAGCTGTTGAAGCCAAGACACGTAAGTTGCAAGCTCGTTGGACATTTGAAAGTGCCCAAGACGCTCAAGCCATGCACGGTATCGACGTCGAAGCTGAAATCATGGCCGCTCTGGCTCAAGAAATCACAGCTGAAATCGACCAAGAAATCCTGTTGAGCCTGCGTTCATTGGCCGCTACTGAGTTCACATACAACCAAGCTACCGTATCTGGTACAGCTACATTCGTTGGTGACGAACACGCTGCTTTGGCAGTGTTGATCAACCGTGTTGCTAACCTGATCGCCCAACGTACACGTCGTGGCGCTGGTAACTACGCTGTTGTTAGCTCTGCTGCATTGACAGTGTTGCAAAGTGCAACAACCTCAGCTTTTGCTCGTACCACAGAAGGTACTTTCGAAGCTCCTACCAACACCAAGTTTGTTGGTACACTGAACGGATCTATGCGTGTGTTCGTTGACAGCTATGCTGCTGACACCACACCAGTTCTGGTCGGTTACAAAGGTTCAAGCGAAGCTGATGCTCCTGCTTTCTACTGCCCATACATTCCTTTGATGAGCAGCGGTGTTGTTCTTGACCCAACAACATTCGAACCAGTCGTGAGCTTTATGACTCGTTACGGATACATCGAACTCACAAACACTGCCAGTTCGTTTGGAAACGCCGGCGACTACGTCGGGGAAATTGCCGTGAGCAATTTGTCTTTCAGCTAATCACTGCAAGGCTTTCTCAAAAGCACCAAAAAAGCACCTTCGGGTGCTTTTTTGTTGACAAAAATATCTGATAATGTGTATAATGCGGGTGACTATACTAAATAAAAGTATGACCTATCACTTCATTTACAAAACTACACATCAAAATGGCAAATACTATATCGGAAGACACAGCACCGAAAATTTAGATGATGGCTATATCGGATCCGGGCGTTGGCCTTTGAGTATCAAAGATAAGTCTAGTGTTGTGCGAGAGATAATAGAATTTGTTGATGACGCAGAAACTCTTAAACAACGAGAAGGCGAATACCTCAAAGAACACTACGGTCGACCTGGTTGTATGAATGCCACCCCTGACCCGGTAGGCTTTGACACAGATAACAACCCAATGAAGCGTTCTGAAGTTGTTTCAAAATTATCAGGAGATAATCACTGGTCTCGAAAAAATCCAGAAAAGTTTAGGGAACAGTTATCTGGGGATGCACATTGGATGAACAGAAATCCCGAAGCTAAACAAAAATTTATCGAAAATCATCCTAACCGAGATGGTCGTAACGCTAAGGCAGCAATGGAAAAAGGAACGCATGTTTGGTTAGCTAATAACCCAAGCAAATGGCGAAGTGAACAAGGAATACATCATTGGCAAAACGGAAATAGCCCCAATGCTGGCGGCAAAGTAAATGCTGAAAGAATTGCTAACGGAACGCACAATTTCCTAGGACCAGATCACAATCGTAAGATGATCGCTGAAGGAAAAAATCCTTGGGTAGGATCTGAAGGCAATCTTAAACGATTAGCTGAAGGAACACATCCTAGTCAAATGAAAAAAACATGCGAGCACTGCGGCAAAGAAACTAGCGTGGGAATGTATAAGCGTTGGCACGGCAACAACTGTAAATCACTGAAAGGCAAATAATGAATACCAATGACCAAGACCGTTGTACGGAAATATTAGAAGATGGTACCATCTACACATTTAGCATAAACAAGAGTTCAGAAAAAGCTGCTGAACTCATGGAAAAATTGTACGAATTAGAAGGCCAAGAACTGGACTTTGATTATACCGCAGCAGTTTTTAGTTTGTTTGTAGACTGTATTCATATCTTAACACAGTCGGGCTGGACCACAGATGACCTCTTGCGTGAGGTCATTGATCATTCAGAACAACAAGATTAAACCTTGAACCAGCTCAAATACTGACCAACTTTGCGAACCACAGAGTCCCAGTCGTCCTGTGCAGGCTGTCGGAACAAGCGGCCAGTTGAGTACCAGGGAGTGTCTTCTCGGTCAGCCATCCAGCGCCAGCAACTGCCAAACCAGTTGAGCATGATCCAAGTGGGTCTGCCTAACGCACCACTCAAGTGTGCCACAGCAGTGTCCACACTGATCACCACATCCATAGCCATGATTAAGGCAGCAGTTTCCGCAAAGCTCTTGATTGAACCTGGGTACATGCTCACACCTGCGGCACTCAGTGCTGCACATTCAGCCTCGGTGGCGTCGATCTGCAAGTTGATCCACTCGTACTGTGGGTTGGCTTGAATCATGGCCAGCATGGTTTCAAATGGCATGCCCTTGTGCTGGTTCAGCCAAGCATCTCTGCGGCCCGACCAAGCAAAGCCCACTCGCATGCGCTTTTTGGGACCCAAGATTTGCAACCATTGCTGTTGCAGGCCTGCATCAGCATTCAAA